GCCGTGACGGCGGGAGCCGGTGGGCGTGCGTGTAATACGCCCACCTTTTTGCAATTTCCTCTTGACAGCTCCTTCATATTGTGGTAACTTTTAGCCATGGAAATGAAAGGTGGTTTTCTCACATGAAAACGGTTGTTAAGCTTGACTATGCTACGTTTGCTTTTGAGCAAGGTTCGATTTCTATTTCTATCATCGAAGATGCGCTTGCTCAGTGCGATTTACATTTTTCGCAGATTTCCAACGCAAGTGAGAATTCCCCATACAATTCCCCTGCGGGCCTTTTCTTTAAGCCGAACAATGGCGCGAAACAGTCTCCGCACTCTTTGCAAGTGTCCGGTCATGGTTGTGAGCTTTTCCGCCCCACATTGCCGCGGCTCGCGTCACTGATGCAGGATGGTCATGAATTCGGTCACTTTTCCCGTCTTGACTTTTGCTTCGACGTTGTTATGTCAAAACAACGGTGGCGCGAGTTCTATCTGGGTGTTATTTCTGCTTCTGTTGATGAAATGAATTACCCTGAAAAAGCCCGTAAGGTTCGGAAGGTCATGTATCAGGGCTATGGCGATGCTACTACCGTCTATATTGGTCGTAGAACGTCCTCCGCGGTCTTCTGCCGCATCTATAATAAATCCCTGCAAGACCCCGAAAAAAAGCTCTGTGTGGCTTCTGGTGAGTTTCTGGACTGTCCTGATGATTCTTACATCATTCGTTATGAGATGGAATTGAAATATACTTCTCGTGTCCGTTCTGGTTCTCGCTCCGTCTATGACCCGTCTTCGCTTTTCTGGTTTTACTACGAAGACCCTGAGAAGCTTTTCGCCTATCTTCGTAAAGTCTGGAATCGTTACGGAAACGATACTCTTCTTCCCGATGGTTGGGAAGACATGCAGTTCGTGACTGATATTGCTGCACGTGGCATTCATTACACTGATGACTTTTGGCATCCTCTTAGTGATGACCTTGCTCAGAAGCTTTCCGTCTCTATCCATACTGAGGAACAAAAAATGTCCTATGTTGCTAACGTCTTTGGGCACCGGATTATTGATATCCTTCTTTATCGTCCTGAGTTGCTTTCCCTCGCTTGTTGCAAGTGGGAGCAGTTCTATAATGAGCGTCTTCCGTTTTCCCCTCTGGCGCTGACACAGGAAGTTGCTCAGTTCTCGGAATCCTCGCGCATTGCTGTCGAGGAATTCTATGAACTCGCTGATGACCCCTCTCCCTTTAGTGATGTCGGGTTTGATGATATATCTTTATTCTAATGAAAGGATGGTCGCTCTATGAAAGTTACTGTAGTTGGTAAGTCCCGCCGCGCTGGTACTTCTAAGCAGGGCAAAGACTACGATTTTACCACTATCATGGCCGAATATTCGATGCGTGCAAACGATGATAATGACGGCGTGCAGGTTGATAGAATCAATGTCGATGCTCGCATGATGCCGTATGCGCTCTTTGTCGTCGGCACTACGTATGACCTCGACTTCGATCGCAACGGTTATCTTCTCGGAATTGAGGAAGTCTAACTCCCTTTGTTCAAACCTAAATTTCATTTCCTATGGGAGAGCGGTTCGCCGCTCTCACATGGCGGGTTGGTGTAATGGTAACACGCAAGGTTCTGAGCCTTGACTTGGTAGTTCGATTCTATCTCCCGCAACCACTGTCGTGATTGACCTCCGACAGGAAAAATGCTTTTGCCGTGAGGGGGTGCGCGAATTGAAGAAAAAGCAGCTGTGCTTGATGAATCGCTTCGCCGCCCTTGTTGCGGCTCTTATGCTTTGTGCGTCTCTGTGTATGCCTGTTTTCGCGTCTAATAATGCTTCTACTCGCAAGTGGCGCGTGATTGCCTCTGAACAGCGTACGGGTGAAAATGGTTCTTTGACTACTTATTTTAAGCTTAGTCCGTACGAAAATGGCGCTCTGTATCAAGTCCCCTTGTATACTCGTTTTGGTGCTGCCACTAAGACTATTTCTGGTTCTACTCTTTATGATGTTTGGGCCGAACCTGTAAATTATCCTGATTGGTGGCGTTCTGATATTCCCCTCGGCGCTCGTTCTTATGTCGAAATTTCTAACATTCAGGATTTATCTTATTGGTTTGATGGTTCAAATTCTCAGACTTCTTTTTCTATTCTGCCTGTTCATCGTGATACTCTGATGCGATTTTCTTTTTCGGCTTATTCTTCTGCATCTTCTTTTTCCGGTGACTTGTCTGTTGTTCCTGTTCGTTTCCATCGTTATTTGGGTTCTTTTTCTGATGTCGTTGATGTCGGGTTTTACGGTTATAACTTTGAAAAATCTGATGTTAATGATAGTTCTTTTTCTGTTATTGGAGCTTTGGAGACACGTCAAAATCTTGTCTATACCCCTATAGACCTTGGTGTTATTGGTACTACTGACTTTGACGTTGGTCCTTCTTATCCATTTTATAATTGTTCTTCTTCTGATTTGATTTGGATTGTTCTCCCTCGAAATTTAACTGCTTCTTCTTCGTCTGCGATGTATGGTTCTTTTGCTCGTGTGCGTTGTACTATTTCTTATTGGGTCGATGCCAATAAGCTTCCTGCTGGTCTTCAAGTTGGTGACGAATTTCCCGCTGATACTGACGCTTTCGACCAGCTCCGTGACGACCTCATTAAACAGTTCCCGGAAGCATCTGAAAATATTGAGAACGGTAAAGATACTATTCAGGCCTGGAACGATACGGAAACGGTCGATACTGACGTTGCATCCACTTCTATTTCGGCGCTTAACGCCTTATTTCAGAATCTCGGCGGTTTCCTTTTCATAGTTTCTCTCATGGTCTTTGGTGCTGTTGTACTTCGTATGTTGATACGAAAGGCGGTTGACGGATGACTTTTATTGACTTCTTCAAACAAGTCTTTGGCCTGCTCGGTTCCGGTGGTGCCCTTGTTATCGCTGTTGTTGTCTTCCTCGTTGCCCTCGGTATATATAAGTTTGTAAAGGATTGGTTGCCATGGTAGATTTCGTTTCGACTCTCGGTGTTGTAACATCGTTTATTGCGAACGTTCTTAACCTTTCTTTTTTCGGTTTCGGGACTTTTGGTAACTTTGTTCTTGTTTGTCTCCTGCTTACGCTTGTTGGTTTCGTTCTTCGTGGCCTTTGGGATGGGGGTGAAAAATAATGGAAGTTCCTACTATTATTAAAATTTGGGTTGATTCTGACGGCGTGACCGTTTATACAGTTCAGTATAAGGACGGTAGTACCTGTGACATGACCGTTCAGCAGTATGATTATCTTAAGGCATCTGCCGAAGCTGTTGTAAACCTCGATTCTCAGCAGGATGCACAAGATTCCTCTTCTCCTGAAGCTCCTTTTTCTGGTGATCCTGCACAAAATATCACTGAATCTCCCGACCTTCGCGAAGGTTATGTGTCAGAGGAAGAAGTATTGCCTTTTGAAGGGAGCCTAACCGCTTATGATGACCGCGCCGCAGATACTCCGGCTTTGTATGCTAATCTCCCTAACGTCTCTAATAGTTTCACTGCTATTATGGATTGGTTCGGAGACACGTTTTTTATCGAACGCACTGAGACGGTGCACAAGTCCGGTTATACGTCCGAAAGGTATTCCTATAGTGGTTCGACTCAACTTATTCAGCTTCCTTATGAGGAAGATTCCACTACTACCTCTCAGGTTCTCAACCCGCAAGCTTGCGTTTCTGCTCTTCTTGTTGTCCTTGTCTTTGTTACTACTGTTACTTGGATTAAGCACGCGATTTGGGGGCGCATGAGCTGATGACTATATTACCCTTGCAGTATTGTCTCGGTATATTCTCCGTCCCCGAGATTGGCTACTTCATTATCTTCGCCGCTGTCTTCTCTATGTTGGTTCTCCTGCTCCGTCCGTGACAGGTACCATAAATATTTTATGAAAGGATGATGACTTCAGACTACGCCTACTTCTATCATTGCTACGCTGCTTTCTCAGGTCGGTGAGTTCTTCACCCAGATGATTACCTGGATGGGTCAGTTGCTGGACTTCTATGAGGCTCAGCCGATTCTCCTCGTCTTCGTCCTCATCGCTATTGCCGGCATTGTCCTGCGCGTCCTCCGTCGCTGGATTCCCGGTCGCTCTTAAGTGCTGAGAGAAAACGCCGCCGACCATTTTTGGTCGGCGACGTTTTCTCGTTTATGATGAAAGGTTGTTATGCTATGGTTTATGGTATCCTTATCTTTTGCATTTGCTGGCTTTTTGTATATATCGATAATTATTGCAAAAACCCCTACAAACTTGAAGCTGTTGTTGGTTCGAAAGGCTCTGGCAAGTCTCTGTATATGTCTCGTGTTGCTGATAAGTGGCTTCGTTCTAATAAGGGGCTTATCTATAGTAATATGGGTATTGGTTATGAGTTAGAGCCGGAATACTGGAAACAGACTTTTCTCCCTGATTCCCTCATCCTCATAGATGAAATTGGCGTTTTGCACTCTAACCGGGATTTCAAGACTATGCCCCGTGAAGCAGTTGAGTTTTTCAAGATGCAGCGCAAGTATCACTTGACAATTATTGTATCGTCTCAGACCATGGACTTTGATAAAAAGATTCGTGATCTCTGCGATCGCATTTACCTCTGTAACCGCGTTGGTTGGTTCTGCCGCCTTACTCCCTATCGCTCCTGCATTGCCATGGAACATCGCCCCGAGGGAGGACAAGAGCTCGTCAATACGGTGCGTAAGGCGGGCAGGGCAAAATGGTATACCATCCCTAAGGCCGTGAAGCAGGTAAGCGCCTTAGAATACGATACAGAGCAGGTTATCAGCAAGACCCCCTCGAGATAAAAACTTCCCCCCCCCCGTGCCCTTTAGGGTCAGGGGGGTTGTTTTTATTTCTGTTGAGGAATTTCGCAGGCAGTTGCCACGTTTAGTCACGCGATAGCGTCTCCACCGCGGCCCCCGTCCCCGCAAGGGCAAAGCCCTTGCCCTTCCCAAAACAGGTTGGCAGGGGCTTTCGATACGTAGTGACTGCCGTGACGGCGGGAGCCGGTGGGCGTGCGTGTAATACGCCCACCTTTTTGCAATTTCCTCTTGACAGCTCCTTCATATTGTGGTAACTTTTAGCCATGGAAATGAAAGGTGGTTTTCTCA